TAAATGACTTTCTTGCTGCTGATGAATAATTATGTCCATATCCAGAAGCACCATAATGAATTATCTTTTCTTGACCATTCTGACAAGCCTTAACCACCTTCTTCTTTTTAGGATTAGGTGACTTACGTGGCTTATTACATGGCATTGATTTCTTATCTAACATATCAACTTTTATTTAGTAAGTTCTGTTTTTATATTTCTACCAAAAGTAATGTTACATTTAGCTTTTATGTCTTTATGTGTAAACTGCCAAAATTCTCCAGTATTATTTATGATTACAGTATAAATAGTGTCTGTTTCATGCCCGTAATCTGTAACTAACCAAATTATTCCCAATCCTTTAGGTGTATTCACCTCTAATCTATTTTTTGGCTCATACATCATCTTTATTTAATCTCTGTATTTAGCAGTTTTCTCTTTTATCTTTTCTGGCTGAGGAACAAATTGTTTACCCATAGCCTTACCAATTCTCTTAGCTCTTGTTGTAGCAGCATATTCTTTAGCAGTCAACGCTTCTCTAGCTGCCTTAGGCAAATATCTTTCTCCTGTCTCAGAACTTGGTTTACCACTCTTGGTTCCCCATTTCTCTCTTGTCCACTTTGCCAAACTATTGTTAGATGACTTCTCACCTTTATATCCGCCACCAGACTTCTTATATCTAGCAACTGCAAGTTGAGCTTTCCTAGCTGACCATTGACCAGCATTACCACCCTTAGTACCTGCCTTAACAGATGCAGCTATCCTTTTCCAGAGGCCCGGGTTAGATTTTTTAGAAGTACTCATTACTTGTGGTACATTGAGCTTATATACTCTTCCATAGATTCTTTCTCTTGAGAATCCATAGACTTAATACGCTTACGAGCTTTATTCCATCCACCATTTACAGGGTCATTCAATCTTGCATATGCATCACTCCAAAGAACTCTATAGATTCTTGGGTCTCTTGCTTTCATTGCATTGTAGAATCGCTCCTCAACATACTCAACAACAGCTCTTTCAAAAAATCGTGGTATGATAGGTAAGTCACCATTCTCTACACCCATACCATTGAATATAATTCGTATATAAGGGAATGAAGTACATTCTTTACTGAACATCATAAGTCCATTGTTTACATTGTAGTAAAACTTTGGACCATAGAACCCTTCCATGTTACGAGAGTAAATACGTTGGTTAGGTTGATAGATATCTCCACCATTACTTCCGTCATCCTTTACACGGGCAGTATATCCAGTACCATCAGCTGTGTTGTTAAAGTGACGTTTCCAATAAACAACCTGAGTCTTATTAGGATTACATAATGAACCAGTATACAGATACATCTCTCTGATGTTGAATACATTAGTAGGCATTTCTATTTGGCCATTCTTTGGCATCTCATAGTCCTTCTGAATAGTTAGCCAGAATGTATCAAATGATAACTCCTGCATAGCATCCTGAATACGAGATGTATACCATCCTTTAGGGAATCCTTTCTTAAATTCCTTGTCATCTAAGGTAGTAGTAACTTCAGCTAAAATATGCTCTATACTTACAAAATCGTTTGCCTTCATATCTATTATTCAGTTTGTGCTTGTTGTTGAGCAGATAAATCAGATAACGTAGCTCCACGAGCCGAATACTGATTAGCAATCTTACTTGAATCTTCACCATCATTGATTCCCTCTGTAGGCATCATCATAATGAATTTACCAAGTTTAAGAACTTCATTTATAAGCTCTTGTATTCTTTCGTCTGGAAGAGGAACTTGCTCATCCAAATCACATATCTTCATTGGGTCGATACTTGCTTTAATAGCAATCTCTACATCTTCAATTGAAATACATTCAACTCCAAGAAGGTAAATTCTATTAACACCCACATTATCAACAATGTGTCCTATCCTATAGAAATACGGATTACTAACAGATGGCTTAGTGTACTCATCAAGATATAAATGCTGAACAGCTCCAACATTTACCGGCTGAAAGAACCTTTGAGCAAACATAGGCCCGTCACACTTGCAGGTCTCAGAATTATATGTCATGTAAACTACACCAGAATTATTTGGTAAATCCATTATTTGTGCTGGTAAGTCTATGTATTTTCTTCCTTTGGCATCAGTTAAAACAGGAACTGAATGGAACGTAGACGTAAATAAATCAGAATTAGTTAAATTATTATGGTCTACACGCAATCTATTGGCAACTACAGTTACCCAATAAAGTATCTGAGGGAACGTAAAGTCAGCATCGTCAAATGATGCGTTTAAGCTCTTTTCTAAATCGTAAACTACATATCTATACGTTGCCATCTTATAATACGTCTAATAGTTGCTGAATATCTGCATTTGAAACAGAATTAATAGTTGTTCCATCACCTTGTTTAAAGCTAATATAGAACAATGCTTTATTGAATAATAATTGGAATACACTATGTGGGAATCCAATCTCATCAGTAATACTTACAATCTTATCTGGTTTCTTAACCCAAAAGATAGTAACTTTTCTGTTTGACAATTTTGGTCTTATCTCTATTTCTTGAGACAAAAATCCTCCTGAAACTCCATTGTAATTAAGTGGAGATATGTATGCGTATCTTCTTAAATCTTCACATACATATTCAGCGTCAAATCCAGCTTCAAATGGATTAACTTTATTTACTGCCCATTCTTCAACATTAAGCCTTTTACAACTATATTGTGCTGATAAATGAGTAAGGTTACTTAAATAGTAACTTCTATAAATATCAGGAGTATTAGGAACAGGCATATTAGTATTAACCTGAACATCAGGATTAACATATACAGCCAATATACTCCATACTTCAGATGGGAAAACGTCAAGAGATACTCTGGAGTTAATACTTGTTTGAAAAACCCCAGAGTATGACAGTTCTCTAAAAAACTCTTCACCTATTTTACCTTGTCCGTATGCGGCATTAACAATAGAAGTCAACCATTTCATCGCTGCATTAATCGCAGGGATATAATCTAAATCATCACGATAATGGTCAGAACCTTCAGCATCCAATGCAAAGGCCAGTTGATTTCTTAGTTCTAATGCCGTAAACATAATTAGTAATTAGGAATTGTTTTTTCTATAATCTCTCTACCAGTCTTATCTACAGTTGCTTTACGAAGCGAACCATATAACACAGTATCCTGTTGAGCAATCTGACGTTTAGCAGTAATTTCAACTAACTGCTTACGCATAGATTCAGGACTTTGTGAAACTGATATACCTTCTTGTTTTGCTCTCGCAACTACTTGTAAATCAGACAATCTACTAATAGACTGCTGTGCTTCAATCATTTTTTGTGCCCACGTAGAATCAACATTCAATGCAGAATCCATATTCTCATAGAACGCAATTCCATATTGGCTATGTCCTCGTAAATAATCAGCAACTTCTCGTGAATGTACTTTTACAGAAGATACCGAAACCACCTGAACGCCACGTTGACCTTTTCTCTTTGTACGAATTAAAGGTTGAAAACGAATAGCTCCCTGAGGCGGAATGCTTTCAGCTCCACGTTTCTTATCACCGTGAATTGAAAAGTTAAGAGAGAACGCAAAGAATATTGCAGGATTCTCCAACCAATCATCCTCAAGGTCTCTAACATAATTCAAATCATCATCAAGCTCGCTCTTGTTTTTGTCGAATTTAATTTTGTTGATTTGATTCATGAACTTTTGCTGCATCTCTTCCATCATCTTTTGAACGATAGATAACGGTACAGCCTCTTCTCTTGGTTCAGGCTTAATTTCGCCACTTTCTACTTCAGGAAACATATCCTCTGTGTGTGCAACCTCAAATACTGTCTCTTCAGCTTTAGGCTTCACATCTTTTTTTGTTGTTTTTTTCTCTATTGCCATCTTGTTATTATTTAAAATAAGGGGAGGAGTTATTTGCCCCTCCCCAAATGATTTATGCTAATCTGTATTGATTATGCGATGTCTACCCATGCACACGCAAGTGGGTTGTGCATTTTAACACCCATGTTACAATCAACCCAAACATCACCATAACGCTTAGGAACTCCATCCTCTAATTTAAGAGTATCTCCAGAACGCTCACCCCAAAGTTGTGTACGCTTGATGTTTTTCATATCAAGGATAACAATTTTGTTCTCGAAAGAACCAGGGAATGATGCACGGTCTTCGAAACGCTTGAATGGTACAAGAACGATACGAGAAGAACCAAGGTTAACTTCTTTCAAGTTCAACAAAGAGATTTCATCGTTAGGTTGGTAACGAGTTAATTCTTCTTTGTAAGCCAAAGAAAGAGCACGGTGTGTACGTGGAGTCATGAATGCCATACGAGTAGTACCGTAATCACCATATTCAGAAGATAATACTACATCTTCGAATGCATCTACCAACGTAGCTGTAGTAGCCAAAGCGTTAGGAGCACCAGCCTCTAACATAGAAGTGTAAACACCACCAGTTGTTTTAGCAGGAGTTCCGTTCTGAGTGATGATTTCACCTTTTTGACCAGTCCAGAATGCGTTAGAGATATCAATACGGTGTTGGTTGAACATCGCAGCTTTCTCCATTTCAAGGAAGTTAGAAGTAGTTCCTTGGTTTTTCAACTTGTGAAGCTCTACTTCAGAGTAACGAATAGCCTTGTTGAACAACTGAACGTAGTTAGAACGCTCAATTGTAGAAGCACGGAAGTATTGAGCGAAACCTTCAGAACCATCGTAATCTACAGAAGATACGTTAGCAAGGATATCGTCAGCAAGAACCGCTGGCAAAGTATCTCCATTGTAAGGGCTTACAGTTACTGTAAGGTTAGTAGTATCTACAGCAGTAACACTACCTTTCTGACCGTTAGGGTAAGAGATGATTGTGTTAGTAGCAATATTATCTACAGATTGAACAGGGATTGTTTGTGTAGCAGGATATGCAACACCAGCAACACCAGCAATTGCCACTAGAGGCTCACGCTGATAAGCCATTTCTTGGAAGAAGAACTCGTCAGAGTTAACTTGCTCAGGAGATACCATGTTCAATAATTTCAAATCCATGAACTGCTGAGGAGCAGCATCAAAGATTGCACGGTTAGTCAACTTTTGTACCAATAGGGACAAATCGTGACCGTAAAGATTAGCATATTCAGAACCAACTGAGTTTAAGTTTTGGTTCGTGAACTTTGCCGTTGTGTCATTGTATAACGCCATCGTTTTTGTTTTTAAATTTTACATTACCTACTTGCGTAAGGGTCTCCTTTAAATACTCCACTCAAGTGTCCTACAGCTTCCATTCCAAGACCTTGGTTTCCACCAGCAGCTCTTTGCTTTTTAACTGTTTTAGGACTAGAGTCAACCATCTTCTGGTTAGCCTTACTTTCTCCTTTTCGTTCAGAAATCTTCTTAACAGACTCTAACATCTTCTTTCCGTACATTGCATAAGCAACTAATTCAGCTGCATCCTCATTGTACGTTCCATCAGACTTCGTAAACAAACTGTCTATCTTCCCCTCAACCAAGACGTTCCGGATTTTATTAATCTCCGACTTGCTGAAGTTAGGGTAAGCCTTACTTAGATTCTCCACGGAAAGCAGTGCTGTCTTTTTCAGGTTTTGAAACTGATTTTTTTGACGTTCTATAAACTGCTCACGGTCGGCCTCTAACGCTTTTTTGTCTTCAATAAACATTCGTTTAGTAGACTCTGCTAACAAAGTTATTCTATCATCAAAATCAGCTTCATCAATATCACCATTCTCAAGAGAACGAGTCAATTTATTATCCTGCTCAGGAAGATAGTGCTGAACTAATCCGTCAATTTCTTGGTCATCAAAATCTGATGAGAAGTCCAGTCTTTGTTGAACATTCATAAATTGTGTATGGTCTTCACCATTTGCCCACAATTGAATTTGTGTACGTATATCAGCAGGTAACGATTGAAGGTCCTCTGTAAGAGCTTCATACTCTCTCTTTACGTCAGAGCCTTCTTGTGCCTGATTTCTCCATGTATCTACAGAAGCAAAGAACTTACTTGCGTCTTCAATTCCATACTTAGAAGAAAGCATTTTAACCATCTCTTTAGGAGGTTCAAAAGAAAGTCTTACTTCCTTCTCCTTTTTAGATGATTTTAAAATTCCAAAAATGTCATCAGAGTCAACAGTCTCCTCTTCATTCTCTTCCTCTTCTTCATCGTATTCTTCATCTTCATCCTCTTCCTCTGAATCAGATTTTGATGCTTGACCGCTATTAGATATACTAGCCATCAAGTCTTTGTACTCTTGTGAATTGGCGAATTCAGAATCAATCTGCGCCAAAGACTCAATCTGTCTGATTTGCTCAGCCATGTCGCTAGGCAAATCCAAACTTTCAAAATTAATCTCTGGAGCTGACGTTTCAGCAACTCGTTCCAACTCTTTTTCGAAGTTATCTTCCATATAAGTTGTTATTTGATTTCAAAATTAGTAATTAATTACATACCCTGTTTTTTAAGCATATCACGCTCAGTTTTAGCAGCTTCTTTAAGGGCTATTTTTTCCATCTCCATTTCATGGTCCATATCTTTCATTGCCACCTCTGTTTCTAATTGAGCAGATTGTTGCTGTTGAGCAGCAGCAGCTTGTTGTGCCATTGCTTGTTGACCCATAGCTTCACCTTCCATTTGAGCTCTATTAGACATAACTTGAGCTTGTTTAACAGCTCTAGAGTGCTCACGTAATGAGTCAGCAATAAGTTCAGGAGTTGCTCTGTTAAATAAATTAGAGAACATAATCTGGTCAATCATTCCAGCCTGTAACAATGTGAATAACAATTGATTACCATTTGCAATGCCTTGCTCTTTAGATTCTCCACGTTTAATGAATACTCTATAGTCCTGCATTAAGTGGTCCTCAGTAATCATTATGTTTTGAAGACCTTTGTCTCCAAGCATAATAGCTAATTTACGTGGATTGTCATGGTATATAGCCTTACCAATTGTAGCCATATGTTCGTAAGCCTGACGAAGTATTGATGTAAGTGCCCAATAGAATGGTTCCTGAACCAATGAACCTCTTTGTATTTGAGCCTGAACAACACCAACTAAGGCATCTGAAGCACCCTGAGTACCAGTCATTGCCTCATTAACTCCTGTAACGTCCTGAATACTTGTTTGAATACTATTGATTACATCAAATAATTGTAATGTTCCAGACCCAACATTAGTACCATATGTACCAATAGCATTTTGTACTGAGCCCACACGGTCTGTATCTACGAAGATAGGTTTAGAAGCATTAATATTTCTATTGATATCTGCTTCACCATCTCTGTCATCAACTGCTGATTTAGAGATTACCGTACCTGTTCCTCTCATGTTTGCCATGTGAGATTCTACAACAGATATAGTCCTGTTTAAGAAACGCTGAGGGTCAATAACATCATCAAGTGGAGTAAGTACTTCTCCCCGGTCGTAAACCCAAGTATAACACTTGTAAGGGAACTTAACATTTGCTGGGTCATAAAGATTCTTTTCTTGGTATGGTAATACACCGTATTCAAGAACTAAATCGTTATCAGCATTACCCATATCCTCCTGAGCAATAAGTATAGCATATCGAATTAAATCAACATAAATCTTATGCTTCTTCTTTTTGCCCATTTCCTCTTTATGCTTTTCAGTAATAGGCTCAATCAAATCCTTATCAGTATACTTCGAATCAGGATTGTTTATCATTGTGTAATAAGGATATCCGTACTCATCCATTACCCATCCGTATTCACGAACTTCTATATCTTTCCAATATACTTCATGGACAGGTATTTTATTACCAGCCAAAGTATAAATACCATTAACAATCTTATGGATACCATTATTCTGATTGTTGTTACCGTAATTCTCAATGGCTTGTCTCTGCTCGTTTGTCAAATCTTGAAAACGCTCAAATATACTTGGTGAATCCATGTAGTACCATTCACCCATGTATTCTGAGTCAGATAAATCCGGTTTTCTTGCAGACATATCCCAAAGGAAAAACAATGGATTAATAGCTTCAGCAGTGTAGTTACCATTAAGCTCATAGCCTTTGTAAATACCCATACCACATAAAGCTAAGTGCCTTGTAATCTGAACTTTAAGTTCGTCAATATTTACCTCTTGAGCAATGTATTCTATTAGATTGTTTACGTCTTTTTCGTATTCTTCAACGAATAGATTCATGAAAATCTCTTCAGTCTCAGCTTCTGTTTCTTGAATAGGTACGAATTCTTTGATTATATCACCTAAGTACGGATAGTTCTTAGCTATCTTGTGATAATCCTTCATTCTAGCAAGCTCTTTTTCTCGCTTGTTGATTACGAAGTCAGAAATACAAGTAGCTCTTGCATCGTATGCTAGACGTATAGCGTTACCAACGTACTGTTGTACCATTGGCTTGATTACGTTCTTAGTCCATTTTAGTCGGTTACGGATATCTCCTGATTCATCTAAGAAGAAAGCCTCAATATCCTCATCAAAAATCCATTGTCCATCTTGACCCTTAAAGAACGACCAGTTAATTAAACACTTATTGATATATCTTCGATATAGGTAGCTACTCATTGACGAAAGACAAAACCTTGCGTAGTCTCTGTGGTATTTTTTGTCTTTTTTAGCCTCTAGTTTGTTAGGGCGTATTCTACTGTCGCTAAATAAATAAGCCATACTATTTCAAAATATCGTTAATGTTAACCATAACCTTTTTCTTCGTCTTCCTATCTGTTGTTTTTACACCATAGGATTCTTCAAGTCTTTTAACCATATCCGGCAGTTCTGAATGAATCTTAACTACCAAATCTGTATATTTTTTCTTTTCGTCAATATCCATTTGGACTATCTCAGCATCAGAGAGGACAACCATTGAATTTAATGTTTCAAACATATACTGACTAAGCAACTTAGCTCGTAAGCGATACTCTGGATTGAACAACTCCATTCGCTTTATGCCTTCTCTAATCTCTTCTGGCATCTCGCCATGAATCATTGGTGTAAGGTCTTCGTTTTCTTGGTATCTAACTCCGTATATTATTTCAAGTGCTTTATGAAGTCTTTGCCTTTTCTCAAGCTTGTATAAAGGCGAAGTTCTATTTCCAAGCAGCCAGCAGAGTCGTACATCTTTGGCTTTTAATTTTTGAAACTCTGGTATATCCGCAAGTTCTGGATATTCGTTTCGTAAGTCTGAGCTGTTGTCTAATCCAAAAAGGATAACATCCACCTCAACCGTTTCTTTCTTACTCATATTTACTAAATAAGGGTAGAGGAAATTAATCCCCTACCCTACAAATATAATCAAAATATGATTAGACAGCTGGACATCCTAAGTAATCAGCTACAGTAGCGTAAGAACCGTTAAGGATTGAAGTCAACAATGTGATTCCAGCAGTATCAGCTGAATCAATGTAGAAAAGAACATTAACAGGCTTGATAACTTGAAGACCAGTTACAGCATTGTGACGAATCATCTTGTTGTAAGTGATTACATAACGTCCGTAAGAAGCAGCAGTAATCAAAGACGAATTAATGTACTCAGAAACTTCAGCAACTGTTCCAACCGGAGAAACCCATGCAGTAGAATCTGCTACAGTAACAGTTCCAGGGATTGTATGAGTAACAGTCAATGGACCAAACCCAGCGTTGTCAGCAGTAATACGGATGATATCACCAGCAACAGCAGATGCAGTAAAGTAAGCATTAACGTCAGCGTTGATACGAGCAACAAACAAAGCTTGAAGTTCAGCAGCAGTAGGAGTAGCATCTACACCAACTGTGTAAGTGCGAGCTTGGTAAGTAGCACCAGTTTCTTGACCTCCACCGAAGAAGTTTTGTACATAAGGAGCAAAAACTGTAAGTGAATAAGTTCCGTTAGCAACCAAAGAAGCTCCAGTAACATCTACATCAACTACGTTAGCAGTACCTGCTGCATACGCATCGTAAGAAAAAGAGATAAGGTCGTTAGTACGGATTTTAGCCGCAACGTTTCCAAGTTCATCTTTGATAGACAATACACCGTCAGCTAAAACGATGTCACCAGCTGCATAAGTGTCCAAGTTGAACGCTAAATCATTCTGGATTTTAGGCAATTTAAAAGTAATCATTTTGTTTTGTTTTTACACCGGTATTTCTACCTGTGTTGGTTAATAAATTAAATTTTAACACACACTGTGATTGATGCAAATATAATTATTTTTTTTGTTCAAATTTTGTGGGTTTGGGTTGTTTCTTTTTTTCTTTTTCTTTTTTGATAGGATATATGAGAATATATATTTATATATATTCGAAATATAGACTATCTTTTTCTTTCTTTCTTTTGCTTCTTTTCTTTCTTTCTTTATTTTTTCTTTTTCTTTTTTTCTTTATTAAATTTTTTAGCCTTTTGTTTGGAAATTAAAAAACAATCTCTAAATTTGTATCACAGTAATGCAGACTGGTCATTTGCTTTGACGATAGTTCACGAGATATTAGGTTTAGCCTCAGTACTGCATTTTCTGAGGCTATTTTTTTTACCCTATGGAAAATTTTAAAGTTATTTGCGTCAATGATAAGTACAAGCCAGATGGTTTCATTGGTGACTGGATTAAGAAAGGAGAAGTTTACGATGTTGATGAATGCGTAACTCTTATCCGTCAGAGAAACATTAATGGGTATAAGCTTGCTGGCAAGAATATTCATCCGGAATCAAAATATCAGTATTACCTTTCAAACAGATTTAAACCATTTGAAGAAGAAGATTTAAAAGCTGAGGAAGCAGTAGCAGAACTTTTGGAAGAAACACTTGTTGAGTATGTTTGAAGTATTCGAAGAATTAGATAAGTTCAACTTGATATCTTTCGAAGAAGAAAGCCACAGGTACTTGTATAACGGAAAGGAATGTATTTCAACTACCTCTGTCATAAACAAATACAAAAAACATTTTAACGTAGAGGAGCAGGCCACAAGGTATTCACTAAAGCACGGCCTTGAATATGAAGATGTTGTTAAAGAATGGGATGATAAAAGAATAGCATCAATAATAAAGGGAACTCATGCTCATAAATACGCTGAATTAAAGTTTGCAAACAAGGTTTACTCTCCATCTGAAGAAAACTTACCAGTGGGTTTAAGGCTAATGATAGATAAATTTCATGATGATTCAAGGGGAAGATTAATACCCATACGCTCAGAGATGATTATTGGCGATGAAGACCTTTTACTTTGTGGTATGATAGACCAATTGTTCTATAATGTAAAGGCAAATGAGCTTCAAATATGGGATTACAAGACTAATAAAGAGATAAGCACATATAGCAAGTACAAGAACAAAATGATTAATGGTCTTAACCATTTACAGGAGTGTGAATACAATACATACTCACTACAATTAGGCATATATAAAAAAATTATTGAAAAAAATACCAATTTAAAATTAGGAAATTCATACATTTGTTGGATTAACGAACAAAACGACACGTACAAGACCTTTAAAATGGCTGATATGGTAAACGAAGTCGATTTTATATTCAATAATCTAGCAGCATGAGTACATCCTCTGCCTATTCAAGTAATAAACTAAGCCAAGTCATAAATGACAACACACAGCACTTTATAATTCTATCTTACGTTACTACAGTATTTGAATACAATAGAAAGAAAAGTGAATACCACCTTTATTGGTACAACAAAAACAAAGGCATTGACCCAGATGATATCAACTACAAGAATCTATCATATAAAAAAATGAATAATAAAGAGATTCGTTTTTTCCAATCTATTGTCAATCAATATAACTTAGATTTAGATTATGAAGATGGTAAAATATGGAGTCACAAACGAATAGGATTTAACAAAGATAAAGTAAGAAATTTTATTCAACTTGAAATACCTATTTTAGAATCTTAACTATCTTCCCATTCTTATCAACTCTTGCCAATCTCATTCTGTAGTTAGTCTCTTTACTCTGTACGTATCTAACTGTTACAGATGACTCCGTTTGTTCATTAGATATATTAACAGGGTCATATTTAGCGTGTGACTGTGCGTTTATATAAGCATAAGTAATAGCAAATATAGTATCATCATAGTCATATCTAAGGTCAGAAGCCTGATATCTTGTCTGTCTATGCGTGTTCTGAGACTTTAAATCCTTCTCTACGAATGTTTTAAGCTGCTCCCATAGCCATGGAACGTGTATTCTATCCCCATAAGCATCCAAAAACTCCTCTGTTTTAGCGATTATACGTGGAGCTGTGTTGGCTTTATTGGAAATACCAAACCATTTACCGCCATACGTCTGAAAATAGTCAGCAAGCTGTGCATTTGCCGTAAACTTATGCTTAAATCCATGTATTTCTTGGAAGTCTACGTGCATATCACCAATGTTATTTTCTACAAGCTCCTTAATACCACCTTTTTTCTGTTGGTCATAGTATAAAGATTGTAATAATACCTGTAGATAATCGTTTTTAAACCGTTTATCCTTATTAAAAACAACAGAAGCTACAGAATTAGTCAATGCATCCCATACTGCGCTGCACATTTTGGAGTGACCAGTCTCAGAGTTAATAGGGTCAGTGCCTTGATACCATCTATTCTTCCATATCTCACCATGTGGAGGGTGATTAACAACCATTGCGGTAGTGGAAGAGTTATCTCTGTCTCCGGTCTCTACCCATCTGGCTCCAATAATCCTGTATGGCGTATGCAAATCAGGTGTAGGCTGGCTCATATCAAATATAGGGTCAAAGAAACCGTATTGAATAGGAACCTCCATACTGTAAATATCATTTAATCGTTGGTTACAGTAGTGGATAGGCACAAGTGTTCTAGCCTTCCTGATAAACATATCGTCTATTGTAATCGGATAATGCTGATGGAACTGAACCCTTGCAAGTTCTCCTTTCTTGGTATCTCCTACAGCTAAGTAAGCTTTCTTCTCATTCTCTATATGCTCATCATTAACACCTCTACGTGCATAAGCATTAAAGAAAAGTGGAATAATACCATATTCGTAATTGCCTTCTGCCCATTGACGCAAACACATCTTAAACTCTGACTCAAATACAGAACCACCCTTATCCATTTCACCTCCAGTACCCCAAGCAATAAACTGCTGCTGCATAGTCATCTTGCCTGTGTCCGGATTAAACTTAAACAAGGCAGGTCTACCTTCACGCATCATCTCACCAAAGATGTCAAATAAACCAATCTCATCCACAAATACAGCGGAAGGAGAACCCCCGTTGATTGCATCTATCTGAGGAGAGTCCACCTGAAAGCGTGACGCACCACCATCTTCCCTACCTTTCCTATCACCCTTCTTATCAAATGACATTACTTGGTCTGTCCAGTTCTTAACCTCTTGAGCAATAAACGCAGGAATCTTAGTATATGTCCACTTTACTTTATCACGGAATATTTCTATACCCTTGTCTTTTGAGTGGGTAACAAACTTAATGAAGTATGATTTATTGAGGTTGACACGTTTCATGCCGGCCAAACACATGGTTGTAGTAAATCCAATCTGACGGGCTTTACCAATCATCATGGAGTATCCACAGTCGTAAAGGAATAAAAGCACCTCCTGAGCCTCCCAGGCCTTATATTGGAGTGTTCCATCCATTGCTTTATCTTCCTTGATTCTACCGTACTTATTACAGAAGTATAAAGTATTGTCTTTACAACGCTTAATCTCTACCTTGAGCCAATCTATTTGCTCCTCTTCTGTTTCAAAGTCTAGTATGGTTGAATCATCAGACAACCATATCTCTGCTTGTTTGCGATATAACTCAAAGGGTTTGTGTTTAATCTTGTTTTGCCAGCCTGAATTTATTGAGTCTATCCATTGAACAAATTCTATTGGATATTCAAACTCAGGATGGTCTGGCATCCACTGTGATGTCTTTACTCCCTTTGAACTAATACCGTCTTGAACTAAATCAAAACTCATTAGTGTTTTTTTACTTTTTACAGCTCTTGTCTTTTTTCATTGGCTTGTCCATAGACTTGCCCTTCTTTACTCTCTGAGCTACCTCGTAAGCTTTCTTTACAAGCTTAGGGTCTACGCCTGACATTTTTCCTAACATTATTTCCTAAGTTTTTTAAGAGCAGCGTCAAGCTTCTTTTGAATTTCAATTTTATCTTCAGGGCGAGTCTTTGACTTTCCGATTTTCTTCTTGTCTTCCTTGCGCCACTTGCCTGGCAGATATTCTCTTTTTTCAAACGGGATTCTCTCCCCTTTCTTTTTCGGTGCTCTTGGGTCCATAATTCAAAATTACAAATTATACAAATACTATTTTTTAGATAACCTTGCCATTGATAATCTTCAAGTTCCTAAACTCATAGCTGCCATCAGGCTGCGTCTCAATTGTCGCAAAGCCGTGATTCCATTTGTTATAGGGAAGGTACTCCGGAGAAAGTCCGCAAAGTGACCCGATAGAGTAAGTAGTGACTACATTTCCGGCCATATCTTTCTCGCTATGCTCAGATGTTACGTGGTGATGTCCTATAGCACAATCAATCTTAGCCCGGGTATATAATCCCCTAGCAGCATTAACAGGACTAAATACGCTTTGTCCAAACTCATGGCCGTGTGCCAGTGTAAAGTTACCTATCTTGGCAATCTGCTTACTCTTAACTTCCTGAACTCCTAACTCTCCAAATCTAAGTACGTTAGATAATTCAAAGTCCTCTATGCCTAAAAGTTCAGGTGCATTAGCTCTCAAATAAGTCTGCCATCTCTCCTCGTGGTTGCCCATCTTAAAGTATATAGGGCAATCAAATACTTCTTTAAGCTCCATTAAGAAATGACGAGTAATCTCAAGTTCACCTGCCAAATCTCTAAGTCTTCTATCTTTAGAGAACCTTGATGCCTGATACATATCAATGGTATCACCATTCAGATAAACAAAGTTTGGCTTAAAGTTAATACCGTAGTTGACCGCAATTTCTAACGCCTCATTATCTTGATATGGCAAATGGATATCATTCATGATTAACCCTCTGTCATTTAACCTAGGAACAATAAAAGGAGCTACTTCTTCATAGTCAGATTCAGGCAGTTTAAATTTACTCATAGCAAATTTCTTTTCTTCTGGTGTTCTTTTAGCAACAGGCTCATCTATTGATTCTTTATTACCACAATGCATCTCTCCTCTATGGTATCTGACACTACCTCTTACATTTTCAAAGTTATCAAACAAATCAGGAAACTCGCTATGAAGCATTCTAGCAATAACATTAGTTGGATAATCAGAATACCTATCAAGATATTCCCTAACTAAAATCCCCTTACTTGTAATTTCTCCACTCATAATTAATCTTCATTAAATTCATACTCTTCGTCTCCATCCTCCGTATTCTTAGGTATGGAGTTGTAATTCTTAACAGAGCTAAATATGCTCTTCATTGAACCTTTATAAAAATAGATTGGGTTTACCATATATGTTCTTCTTCCCTTCTCAGTATAGAACCTAATAATATCATGCTCGCATAACTGTCCAATAGCCTTTAGTACATACCTCATGTTCATACCAGTAGCATTTCTAATATCCCTTAGCCCATATCCCTTCAGGTAATTACCATAGTTCATATCCCCAGCCATAAACCTTAACATCTTTACAGCAGATGGATTTAACTCATCCTGAATCTTCAACGCATCCACAAAGGTAATCAAGTAACGCATCTTCTTTTTCTTAAAGATGCTATTCACCATATTATCCACCTCCGCACTCCACGGCTCCGCCAAAGGAACTATCTCGCCATAATTATTCTCATAATATAACTTAGGCGATTTTAACTT